ACGTTGCCACCGAATCACGTCCATACTTAGAAGCCAGAGCTTTTTCTATTTCTTGTATGTCATGAGTGTAGTTACACCAAATTATAACCTTACCAGAACATTCTTCAACCGCGGCCAACAGCTCAGTCAATCTATTGTTATCAAGCACCTGCATCTTACCTTCATCACTTACTAAGTACCCACAACATATCTGCTGTAGTCTCATAATTTGTGTAAGTACACTAGCTGTTGTTGCAAGCTGACCTTCGTCTAATTGAGCCAAGGCATATTTCTTCATTTGAGCGTACAACTTAGTTTGCTCCGCGGTCAACGGCACACTACGTTTTATATATATCTTTTCAGGTAAATCTAAACAATCTTCTTTAAGCGTCCTCACACTAAATCGATTGAGCTTGTCGTTAAGTTCGTCCAAACGTCTATAACCTGTGATCTCATTGAAGCTCCGTGCACCCATGTATCTTTTTTGTACAACAGCATATCTATTTTGAAATGCAAAATAACTAGCTTGATCTAAAGACATAGTATCCAAGAAAGCACATTGAGAGTATAAATCCATAGGACTTTTAGTTACAGGAGATCCTGTCAAGATACGCTTATACTTAGCATACTTAGATAATTGTAATATATTTTTAGTACGAGAAGCTTTACGGTTTTTTATAGTTGTACTTTCATCTACAATCACCATATTGTCAGGATTTTTCTTTAAAAAATAATACGCAGCTTTCTTACCTCGTTCCGAACTAAAAGCCTCAACATTAATGACAAAAAACTTTATTCCTGTCATTTTATCGAATACTAGTTTCTGCATTGTGTCCTGAAAAGTTTTGGTAGTGCTAGGTTCCCAACGAACCACGAACCTTTCAAACTCATCTGGTAAATGATTTGGTATTTCTTGTTTGACCCAGTTATCATACACACCTTTCGGAGCTACAATCATCACCGAATCAATTTCTCCTTTTAAGTTAAGTTTACCTACTGTATCAATAGCAACTTTAGATTTACCTAAACCCATCTCCATAAACAAACCGTAATAAGGCCTTTGCCAACTACTCTCAAGAACATCCTCCTGATGCTTAAAAGGCTTTGTTTTAAATTTATACATTTTTTTTATCTCCGTGCTTGACATGTATGTAATTCTATGCGATTTATTATATTAATGCAAGACTATAAAAAAGTCTTTAACCGCGAAACAACAAACACGAAAGGAAAATTATGGAAGACGGTTTGTTCAAAGAAATGCAACGGGACGCTGAAAGACAGCGTACTGGTGTAGAAAGCACAGATACAGGACGCTTATCTAATGTATCTGCCTTAGCTAGTAAAATAATCCAAATGGAAGATAAAGTTAGATATCTTGAAGAAGAGCTAAAAGATTCAAAAAAGAAACTTTTAGAACTTACTGATCAAGATCTTCCTGCCGCAATGGAAGAAATCAATATGGAAAGTTTTACTTTAAGCGATGGTTCAGAAGTAAAGGTTGTACCAACATATGGTGGTACAATAAGAGCTGATGACCGACCTCAAGCACATCAATGGTTAAGAGATAACGGTTTTGGTGATTTAGTTAAGAACACCATTTCCGCTAACTTTGGCATGGGTGAGGATAACTTGGCAAAAGATTTTTATCAGTCTGCTCTAGATAGAGGTTTACAGGTTGACAAAAAAGAAGCAGTTCATCCAATGAGTTTAAAGTCGTGGGTCAAAGAGATGACAGAAAATGGAAACGAATTTCCAAGTGATCTGTTTGGCGCATTTATAGGTAAAAAAGCTAAAATCGTGAAGGGGAAATAAAATGGCTAATACACCAGTTAAGAAAGAAAATTCTGAGATCGTTGCTCAGGATGCTAATGTCCTAGATATGTCAATGTTTGCAACAGATGCAGGTATTGGTAATAAAGAAGTTGATCAAGATAGTTTAAGTATTCCATTCTTAAAGACCAACTTGACTAAACAAATTAGAGCTTTGCATAAAGGCTCTAGTGAAGGAGATATTATTAATACAGTAACAAATAATATCTACAACGGGGAAGAAGGTATTAGAGTTATTCCTTGTGCTTACCAGAGACGATTTATCCAGTGGTCTCCACAAGGTGATGATAATACTGCTCCGATTGCAATCTACACAAGAAAAGAAGATTGTCCTAAAACAGAGAGATCTAAAGAAGATAATAAAGAATATCTTACAGATGGATCTGGTCAATATATAGAAGATACGCATCAGCATTTCGTTCTTGTATTGAATAAGGATGGATCGACTGATGTTGGTATGATTGCAATGAAATCTACTTCTTTAAAGAAAAGTAAGAAGTGGAACTCAATTATATCGGGCAGAAAAATGACGGGTCCAGATGGTCATGTTTTCAGCCCACCAAGATTCGCTCATGTCTATCATCTTTGGACTTATTTAGAGGAGAAAAGCGGATACTCTTGGTATAATTGGGAAATGAAGTTGGAAGGTCAGGTAACAGAAAGAGCTCATTACGATGAAGCTAAGATGTTTGCCTTATCTGTCGAAAAAGGCGATGTCGATGTTAAGCATGAGCAGGAAGGTGGGACTTCTTCTGCCCCAGCTAATTTTGACATTTCTGACGAGAAGATACCGTTCTAATGGCGTGGCAATCTTTTAGTGCTATCTTTGATGGCCTAGAAGAAGCCTTTGGAACGTATAAGATAGACAAGACTCAAGCGAATGGTAAGAAGTCTGGAAGAGCAGCGTTAATACGCGAACCACGGACCAAAGACCATTGGCTGGGTCATCTTAGCGGGAAAGGTGATTCTCTAGGTATCATACCCATAAACGCAGAAAATAACTGCAAGTGGGGGTGTATAGACATTGACCAATACCCGCTAGATCACAAGACTTTAGTTGAAAAGATTAGGCGGATGAAACTGCCTCTTGTGGTTTGTCGTTCTAAGAGTGGTGGAGCTCATTGTTTTCTGTTCACTAGTGAATGGATTGAAGCTAAGGAGATGCAACAGACGCTTCAGCATGTCTCCGCTGCTCTTGGATACGGACAAAGTGAAATTTTTCCAAAACAAATTAAATTACAACTAGAGCGTGGAGACGTAGGTAACTTTCTAAACCTACCTTATTACGACGCTGAGGGAGGCTTACGGTACGCTATAAAGGACGATGGCACCTCTGCGACCCTAGAAGAATTTATAGCGCTGTACGAGGCTCACAAGCAGACTTTAGAACAGGTTCTGGCTCTACAGGTAGAAGACAAAAAAGATACACCCATTAAAGACGGCCCACCTTGCCTCCAAACTCTTTGTGCAAGCAAAATATCCGAAGGTGGGCGAAATAATGGTTTATTTAATGTAGCTGTGTATCTTCGTAAAGCATATCCAGATAGCTGGGAGACAGAAATACTTACATATAATATGATGTATTTTGATCCACCACTACCTTTGTCGGAGGTAAACATTGTAGCCTCACAAGCCAAAAGAAAAGACTATGCATATAAATGTAATGATTCTCCTATAAACGCACATTGTAATAAAGAGTTGTGCCGAACAAGAAAGCATGGAGTTGGGTCAGCTGTACAAGGTGCTACCATAGCTAATCTTAGAAAATACAATTCAACACCTCCTGTGTGGTTCATGGATGTAAACTCGGAGCCCCTTGAGTTAGATACAGATGCTCTTCTATCACAGCCCACGTTTCAAAAGGCTTGTATGGAACAGCTTAACTTCATGCCTCGCACATTAGGTAAACCCGCTTGGGAGGCTAGAATCAGCTCACTTTTAAATGAGATGAAAGAGAATGAAGCCGCCATTATCGAGGTAGCTGAGGATGCTAGTACTTCAGGACAGTTCTACGATTACTTAGAAGAGTTTTGTAGACATTTACAACAAGCTCAGGATAAAGAAGAAATACTTTTACGACGTCCTTGGACAAATGAAGAAGATCAATTAACATACTTTAGATTACGAGACTTTGAAAATTTTCTTAAAAAGAATAAATTTTTTGAATATAAGTCTCATAAGATTGCCCAACGCTTGCGAGATATTAACGGGTCCAGCACTGTTTTAAAAATACAAAACAGGTCCGTAAGATGTTGGGCAATACCAGCTTTTGAAAACGCAGACATGGAACTTAACCCGCCCCTTATGGGCAAGAAAGAGGAGACACCATTCTAATGACAGATAAACCTATACTCGAAGACGTTCCTATGTTGAAAGCCGATGGCTTAGATGAAGCTATTATAGGTGTTGGATCACGTTGCGGTCAAAACGACATTCTTGTTTACGATTATGAGAAGTGTTGTGAGATATTTATGAAGCGAGAGGGCTGGTCTTACGAGGAAGCTGTTGAGTGGATGGACTTTAATGTTGTTGGAGCATGGTTGGGAGATGGCACTCCTATGTTTGTTTATCCCATAATTGACTGGCACGAAACAGTCGGAACAGAAACACCAAACTAATGTTTAGAATTTTTGGTCCTCCCGGTACAGGTAAAACTACCACTTTGCTTAACATGTTAGATAAAGCATTAGAAAGTGGAGTGCCTCCTACCAGTATAGCTTTTCTAGCTTTTACAAAAAAAGCAGCTACTGAAGCTAAGGAACGTGCTTCAGCTCGTTTTCATCTTGATCCAGAAAAAGATTTGTTTTATTTCCGTACCCTACACAGCTTGGCCTTGAATGCCAGTGGTATAAGGTCCGAACAAGTTATGAGTAAAGAACATTACAAGGAATTAAGTGATATTATCTCTATACCTCTAGTTTCAAAAACATCTCTTAATGATGATATCGTAGATAAACAAGCAACCGATCATCCTATTCTTAGTCTGATAAATTTAGCTCGACTATGTAAAACATCTTTGAGAAAACAATACAACAAATCTTCAATAGAGTTTGATTGGAACACTGTTAATTATGTAGACAAGTGTTACAAACAATATAAAAAACATTACGAGCTTTATGATTTTACAGACATGCTACAATGTTTTATTGACGAATCCGACATAGCTTGCCCTAAGTTTGATCTGGTTTTTCTTGATGAAGCTCAAGACCTAAGTCCCTTACAATGGGATATAGCTCACATACTTGATAGGAATGCTAAGAAAATGTATGCAGCTGGGGACGATGACCAAGCTATTTATAGATGGGCCGGAGCTGATGTAGAGCACTTTATTACACTAGATGGATCGAGTGAGACATTATCGCAATCGTATCGTGTCCCACGGCGTATACATCGTATCGCTGAGACAATCGTATCCAGAATAAGTAATCGTTATCCAAAAAAATACAACCCTAAAAAAGAAGAAGGTAGTGTACAATATATAAGCCGAGTAGAAGATCTGGATGTTTCAGAAGGACAATGGCTTATCCTAGCTCAGGCGGGTTACATACTAATTCCCGTTGTTACGATGCTCAGGTCTTCTGGATACCTGTTCACTTATAAAGGCCATCGCTCTATCTCCGCAAAGATATCCTCAGCTGTGAACGGTTGGGAGCAGATGCGAAAAGGTAAAAGCATCACTTTAGAAACCGTCAAAGATATTTACAGTTTTATGTCAACAGGTAATCGTATCAAGCGAGGCTTCAAGACAATGAGTGGAGCTGATGACAATAATCTCTTTAATATGGTTGAGTTGCAAAAAGAATGGGGACTTATGGTAGGGGAAGAGTTGATTTGGAGAGACGCTCTTGATAGACTACCTGAAGAATCAAGGGCATATATTACAGCTATGCTTAGAAGGGGAGAAAAATTTAATGCAGAGCCTCGTATTACATTGTCCACGATCCACGGTTCTAAAGGGGGAGAATCAGAAAACGTAGTTGTGTTTACAGATTTGTCTACCTCAGCTGACAATGCTATGAGCGGAGGCAATGATGATTTACACAGGGTGTTCTATGTTGCCGTCACACGGGCCAAAGACAGTTTATTTATTGTGGAACCAGAAGATAGTAACAGGAGTTATGCAATATGATGAGACATATAGAATATATGAAGATGAGGTTAAAAGAAGAAGAAATGAAAGATTTAGTTAATCACCCAGAACATTATACAAAAAGCTCTATAGAAACTATAGACATGATAGAATCCGTCACAGCTGAAGGTTTTCATTATTATCTGGAAGGAAATATAATGAAATATCTAACACGCTACAGACATAAAAATGGTATCGAAGATCTTAAAAAGGCTCAATGGTACCTTAACAAACTAATAGAGGTACAAAATGACACTTCAAATGGCGATGTTCACTCCTAAAGCAGAATGGGTTCCACCACACGAACTCCCCGATCTTACAGACGCCAAGACTATAGCTATAGATGTCGAGACAAAAGATCCCAATCTAAAGACCAAAGGTCCTGGCTGGCCTACTGGAGACGGCGAAGTCGTCGGATATGCAGTAGCTGTGGACGGTTGGAAAGGCTATATACCTATTCGTCACGGAGGAGGCGGTAATATTGATGAGCGCATAGTCAATAACTGGATGAAAAAAGTCTGTGAATCACCCGCAGAAAAGATCATGCACAACGCCCAGTATGATGCCGGATGGCTCAGACGTATGGGTTTTAAAGTTAATGGACGTATCGTGGATACAATGGTCATTGCATCTTTATTAGATGAAAACAGGTTTAGTTATAGTTTGAATGCTTTAGCTTTTGATTATCTTTCAAAAACAAAAAGTGAAAAGAACTTGACTGAAGCTGCTAGAGATTTCGGGGTCGATCCTAAAGCCGAGCTCTGGAAGCTCCCAAGCATGTATGTCGGGCCATACGCGGAAGTAGACGCTGAACTTACACTCGAGCTCTGGAACTTCTTCAAGCCTCTCATCACTAAAGAGGACCTTTGGAGTGTTGTTGATCTCGAACTGGATGTTCTCCCAGTACTTATAGATATGACTTGGAAGGGTGTTCGCATTGATATGAATCGTGTCGAACGCACTAGAGATTTTCTCCTCAAGGAGGAAAAGGCTATGCTCGCTAAGATCAAGCATATAACCGGCATGAATGTAGAAGTATGGGCGGCACAATCCCTAGCCAAAGCTTTTGACACAGTTGGAATAAGTTATCCGAAAACAGAAAAAGGTGCACCATCTTTTACTAAATCCTTTCTGTCCGAGCATAATCACGAACTTCCTAAGATGATACTAAGAACTCGTGATCTTAACAAGACCCATGGCACTTTTATAAGCACAATTATGAAGCATACTGCTAAAGATGGGCGTATACATTCCCATATAAATCAGATTAGATCCGACGATGGTGGTACCGTGTCTGGAAGAATCAGTATGAATAACCCTAATTTACAGCAAATTCCAGCTAGAGATCCTGAATTAGGACCCATGATTCGCTCTTTATTCCTACCGGAAGAGGGAGAAGAGTGGGCTAGTATAGATTTCTCGCAACAGGAACCACGGATCTTGGTCCATTATGCTCATGCTTACGGCAAATCTCAAGGACATGACATGAAAGGTGTACAAGAATTTGTCGATGGATATAAAAATAACCCTGATATGGACTTCCATACCATGGTAGCTGATATGGCTAAAATACCTCGTAAGCAAGCTAAAACAATAAATTTGGGTATGATGTATGGCATGGGTGTTAATAAGCTCTCTGACCAGCTTGATATCCCCGTAGATGATGCTAAAAAACTCGTTGGTCAGTACCATGAACGAGTACCTTTTGTTAAAATGCTCATGCATGGTGTAATGAATAAGCTTAATGCACGTCAAAGCTCCGGTTCTATCCGTTCCATTTTAGGTAGAAAGTGCCGATTTGAACTTTGGGAGCCAGACACGTTCGCTATGAATAAGGCCTTGCCTTATAAAGAAGCACTCAATGAACACGGCCCAACGACCAGATTGAAGCGAGCCTATACATATAAGGCTTTAAACCGCTTAATTCAGGCTTCAGCTGCGGATATGACTAAAAAAGCAATGGTAGATATCCACAAGATGGGGATAATTCCTCTTATTCAGATTCATGATGAGATAGCTGTCTCCGTTTCTTCCAGAGAACAGGTCAATGCAATCGTTCATGCCATGGAAAACGCCGTGAAATTGGGTGTACCTAGCAAAGTTGACGTCGAAATAGGTCCATCTTGGGGCGAATCAAAATAAATATTGACTAAATTGTATATTCTCGCATATAATCCCGTAAAACAAAAGGATTTATGCGATATGGATACAGAAAAATGGAAAAGCATCTTAGTTCCTAAAGACGTTTACTTAGAAATTAAGAAAATTGCAGCCAAAGAGGGTCGAACTTTAGGTGGACAACTACGATTCATCTACTCTCAATATGTTTCTGAAGAACAAATGAGAGTAAAAGAGCTCGTAGATGCGGAAATGACTTTAAGAAAAGCCAAAGATCACTCAGCGGCTAACTGAGTATCCTTGTTTTGCATTATTTTAGACACTTCTACACCAATATTGTACAAAGCATCTGTCATGGGTCCATCAGATGCTTTTCTACCTCTACTACATAAAAAAACTTCTACTGGAATAGCTGTTTCTGGGTGAAAAGAGACGGTCACAGCCAAACCTTCTCCAACATCTGTGGTTATACACGGTCTTCTATTCGGTAAATTTGTCATATATTTCTCCTCTGAAGAAAATATTATATAAAATATTTTTTTAATTGATAGTCTTGACTTTCACTTTTTTTTAAAAACGTGTTATAATGCATTATGGACCCAGTTACTATCTCGATCGCGATGGGAATCGCGACAAAATCTTTTGAGGCTATTAAAGCCGGATTCTCCGCCGCTCGTGATATTGAGCAAATGAGCGGAGACATCGGCCGTTGGATGGGAGCTGTTTCTGATATTGATAATGCTGAAAAACAAGCGAAAAATCCTCCCCTGTTTGGCAAATTGTTTAAAGCTGGATCGATTGAGGAAGCAGCTCTCGCTGCTTATGCAGCCAAGAAGAAACTTGAGGAACAAAGGTACGAACTCAAGATGTTTCTGAACTTGACCCACGGCCCGGGAGCTTACGAAGAGCTCCTAGCCATGGAAGGTCAAATAAGAAAAGAACGCCAAAGAACTATTTATGCACAACAAAAGTTAAGAAGACAGGTAGGAGAGGGGATTGCTTGGTTAATTGTATCTTCTATTGTAGGAGGTTTGGCTTTATTAGTTGCTTCCGTCTGGTCTAAAAAGGCTTCAGCATATGAATATAAACCAAAACAATACACCAAACAGCAGCTCAAGAATCAAGGTAAGGCTGACAAAGTTAAGTACACAACGTGCCGATTAAAAAAAAGAATTATGTCTAAGACGGGACAAATGGCTTGTATTTATATTGGAAATAATCAAACCTACGAAATGATGATCGAATCTTTCTGCCCAAAACAATACAAATGTGTTTATAATCCGTGGCAAAAAGAACCTAACATAGATGATGTAATAAATTCTTTAAATAACGCCGTTAAAAATAAATGAGTAAGTGTATTGGCGTTTGTAAATTAGATGAAAAAAAAGTTTGCATTGGTTGCAAGCGGACGATTGAAGAAATAAAACAAGCTTATAAGAGTAAATGACGGTATATAATTCAGATGATTATGTACTTGACATAGGAAACAGCTCGAAAAGTTCCGTGTATTATAAGAATATTTTATTATTTATAGGAGATAGCCGAATTGCTATACATTTTTTTTGTAAAAAATGCACCGATCCCGATTTACGGGCTAAATTAAAAAAATATAAATATATTAATATATGGGATTGACGATATAGGTTTATTTTAGTAATGTTTAATAGCGCTCTGGAGAGATACTCAAGCAAACGATTCAATGTACTCCTATTCATTGAGGTTAAATTGCAAAACACAAAGGCCCGTGAAGCTATCCTTCACGGGTTTTTTGTTAAATGAAGAGTCGATGGGCACGTTCTCGAGCTCGATTGAGAGATTATGTCAATCAATGTAAGATAGAACGTGGCTGTGAAAAGTGTGGCTACAATGCAAAACCCATAAATTTAGAATGGCATCACACGGCCCCCGAGTCAAAATACAAAAGTGTTGCACAAATTGTTAGTGAAGACAGAAATATAGATAAAATTAACGAAGAAATAGAAAAATGTATTTGTCTTTGTAAAGTTTGTCATGCAAAAATGGAAATGTGATTTTTTAAACTTGACATAGTATGCGATAAATCTTATTGATTATAAAAACAACTAATGACTTGGAGGTCACAATGAGAAAAAAATACGATTGGGAAATAAAACAAGATAAGCAACGCAAGCTTAGAAAAAAAGGTCAACAAGCCCTTACCCTTGAACAAATACAAGCGGTTCACGATACTTACGAAGCTTTGAACAGCGCTATGATTAGTATAAGAGATTTAAATGATCTCGCATTATCTGAAATAAAAGCGTTAGACGAGGCTTGTTGCGACTTGCATCGTGAGTTTATTTCGCAAATTTAATTTGAGGAGTTCTGAATGAAAGATGATAGGCTTAATGATGTTCACGAACAATATAAAGTTCTCAGGCGTCTTCAATATTTTTACGAGTGGGAAGATAAACCTGAAGCAGCTCGTGTATACCAGCTTCAGGCCCTAGAAAAGAAAAAACTTTTAAACCAAGGTATTTTCTTTGAGCCTAACTTTTGAGGAAAAAATGAAAGAAGAAGATCCCATTGTAACACTTAGCCGTACCTTGAAGAAAGATCCACGGCTCATATACCTCTTTGAAGAAATTAATCCTGAAGAGGAAAAAGCAACTGTAAAAGTGTTACGATGGTGTCTTGCAAAAGTTTTGGCTCATGGTAAAGCTTTAAGGCGTAATCGTAAAAGACTTAAAGATGAACAAATCCACACACTCGTAAGGTGTCAGGAGATGGCTAAAAATATAGAATTACTCATAGATTATATAGAAACGGAGGAAATATAAATGAATGATTGGATTAAGATTGATGAAATGCCATTATGGGCAGAGGCTATGTTAAAAATAGAAGCCCTAGTCAATGAAGAAGCCTCACGGCTCAAAGAAAAAGGGGATGTTGAAGAAGCAGAACTTTTAACAAACAGCTTGAGAGTTATTAAAAGAGGATACTAATGAACTTAAAAAATATAGATTGTTGTAGAGAATGCGGGGATGAACTTAGAAAAGTCAAACACGCTAGACAAAAACAAAACTTATGTCCCGAATGTAGAGGACTTAGACAGTCCACAAGTCAAGCTATTCGAGACGTAACTGAACAACTTAAAAAACAAAATGCAAATCTCGTGGATGAAGATGATTGGTCAACACAAGACGATCCACGAGCCGTAGCTGAAAAAGACTATGGACGGGTTAATCGTGTATCAAATGCAGCTCCTAGAGAAACAACTCTCAGCGAACTCTTTTAATGGCCGAACTCATATGCAACCTACCAGCACAAAAAGTATTCGTGCGGAAAGAATATCTCCGTGATCTGAAAGATGGTCACGGCGAATTTGTCGAAGGCGTTTGGATATCAGCTAAGTCTATTCCCGGAAGAGCCTTTTATTTCGAGACATTTTTACCTCAATATGGGGCTTTGTTCGATAAACTACCCATTAGTGCTTTCGTTTCACGGCCCACGGCTCCCGAGCCCGATATGACACTCAATAATCTTCAGTTCTGGAATTGTATGGATTACGGCGTTACAGCTATCTGTAAGCAGTTTATAGGGTCAATGGACTTTGAAGTCCTAACAAGAGACTACGGCGTACAAAAAGGTACTTATATCGCTACCCTAGATAATTATCACATAGATGTTAACACAATAGATTATAGTACAGCTGAAACACCTGATGAACATAAATCTTTTAATTTGCTTCAGCTCAATAATGGGCAATTCTGTTTATATCCTAATAATCGGATGAGAGTTTATGACAATAGTCTCACGCCTCACGAGCCAAAGATGCCTGATTTTAAAGTTAGTACTATTGAGTATCAGGTTGAGAATGGAAACAATACGAGACTCGGAGATACTGACGAATACTTCTGGAAAACGAAACAAGAAAAATAGTTACATTTATTACTTTCCTTTATATATAGAGCTGAAAATAAAAAAAATATTTTTTATTAAAAATAGGTGTAACTGGTGTAACTTATGTAACTTCCCTCTGTAACCCTTTATATACAACAAATTTATGGTTACATATTTGGTTACATATTTAATTTTAAAAATGTAACTTTACAGTATTAAATCGATTTTGGCTTTACTAAGGCCGAAAAAGTTTTTTGCAAAAAAATATTTTCTGGTATATATATAAAGAATGAATAATTTAAAGCCTTTGAAAAAAGGTCGTGGAAGACCTAAAGCAGACTTACATAGCAGACTGACTAGAAAGCAAGAGAAGTTTGTAAAAGAACTTGTTTCTAATGATGGAATGATAACTTTGAGAGAGGCCGCAATCAATGCGGGCTATCCAGCTTCTTCAGCTCACACTAGAGCTTATGAAATGACTAACCCTGAAATTTGCCCCCATATATGCCGAGCTATTCAAGCTTATAGAGATGAGCTAGATGAAAAGTATGGTATTAATTTTAAAAGACATCTACGAGACTTACAAAGAATAAGAGATTTGGCTATAGAGAATGGAGCATACTCAGCCGCAGTTCAGGCAGAATATAGACGAGGTCAAGCTAATGGTAATATCTATATAAATAAATCTGAAATCCGTCATGGTACGATAGATAGTATGTCTAAAGAAGAAGTTCTCAAAGCTTTGAAGGAACTTAAACAAAATGAACCGAAATACGCTCAAGACGTTATTGAACACGAGGAAGAGAAGCCCAACAAAAAAAGAATCGGGGCTGTACGAACAGTTAAAGAGAGCGTCTCTTCTTTACAATAAACCTATAAGACTTAGTAGAATAGAAAACTGGATGACTTTGGGTCTTCCTGATTTACTTATTTGTGACCACAATCATAAATTTCATTTTGTAGAATTGAAATATGTAAAATTCAATGCTGTAAATTTAAGCCCTCAACAAATTAGTTGGATAACTTTACATAAAGAAGCTTCTGTTTGGATTTTGGTTAAAAGCCTCAAAGGTCTTCATTTATATAAAGCTGACCAAGCTATACAGTTAAAAGAACACGGGATAAAATTGGAACCATATTACTTTTGTCCTGAGCCTTTTGATTGGAATAAAACTTTTGACTTGATTTTATAGAATAAATCGCATATCTTAATTTTAACTTTAATTTTATAGCTTGGAGGCTAAATATGACTAATAAAATAAAACATTGTTTTACTATGATTAATGAAGGAGATGACAAGTTCAGAGTTGTCAAAGTTATTTACAAACAATCAGGTTATTATCCACTCGGTAAAATAAATCCTGATGATCCTACAGAATTAGATAAATTTGTGGGCGATTTCACTTATATAGAAAATATATGTGAAAATTGGAATAAGCGTCTCGGCATTTCAGCTGAAGAAGAGATGGAAATAATAGCATCAAGTATGGGAGCTTAGATATGAGTAGATATAATAGTGATGCCATAGATGATGCCTGTGAACAAAACTTAGGTCACACTAATTGGAGATATGCAGACACTCAAGACCTTGAGAAAATTATCGCTGAAAGAAAAGGCGATGTACCCAAGGGAGAAGAGATAGATTGCATTGTAATTTTTTATAAAAATGACGTGGAGGACAATAATGTTTAAAATAACAATAATTGATAATAAGGGCAAAAAACGTGAGTTTAACAATTTACCTAGTTTAATAGCTTATGCTAATTCTTTTCAAATGTCTTGGCTACCTGATGGCTTTTCTTGGTATATACAAGAACCTTCAACAGATTTTGTAGACGATCTTGAAAAAATGAAAGATTTTTTTAAGCTAACAAAAGAAGAGTTTTTAAATTCATATTCTTATGTAAACGAAGCTGAATACGACGCTACGGCCGAAAAAGTAACTAAAGAAAATATTAAATTTGAAGATTTGTTTCCTTTAAAACAATACACCGTAAAATTTGATTTTAGTGTGTGGTTCGATCGTAACTTTTCTGTTGAAGCTAATACTCAAGAAGAAGCTGAGGAAAAGGCACAAAAGCTTAAAGATGATTTACAAGAGCGTATAACTTCAGAAAATATTTTTGAAATTAAGGATTGGACTCTTGGTGATTTTAGGTTCGATACTGTTTATGTTCAGGAGGATTAAATGAAGAATGTATTTTTTAAAGATTATGTTCAAATAACTTTACCAAATAATTTAACAGATGATTTTGAACATTTAATTGGAGCTTTTAATGAGCCGTTAGAAGAAAACTTTGGTGTTCGTATTTGTTATGATCAAGAAGAAAATGTTTTTTCAGGGTTTGCTCTTTTAAACCAAGGAGAAGCAAATAATTTTATTTTAAAGGCTTTTAAAGACGGTGTAGCTGATGCTTTACAGGAGGGTTATCAAGCTGAATTTCATGAACATATGCATTATTATAAACAAGGTTATGATTTTGGTATTTCACAATATTCAGAACTTAAAAAATTGGAGGGTGATTATGAATAAAGAAGATAAAATTTTAAAAACTTTAAGCCCTGATTTCGGTCAGCTGAGATTAACCAATACAATGTTAAATAAATCTATAATAGATGCGAATACTAGTATCAGGAGATTTGCAAAACTATTTGGAATTGATTTTGATACAATGGTAAACGGCGAAAAGCATAAGTTATTGGCGTATTATGAAGACGATACAATTTGTACTATTTCATTTTATAAAACTGTAAATAGAGGCGATAGAAGATTATCTATTTCGGGCATAAGACAAAAAGCCCAAATAAATGATTTGATAGCTTTTAATTATAAAAGAATAATTTTAGATAATGATTTACAAGAAAATGTAATTGTTATAAACGTAACGGCCAAAGCTGAGAATAGGAAAATTGCATAATGTTTATATTACATTTTATAGCTAAAATTTTGTATGGTTCGGATTATGAAAAACATTTAAAAAAACCTAAAATAAAACGGAGGCGAAGATAACAATAAAAGGCCATGATTGACATGGCCTTTTTTATTTAGTACAAATATGCGATAAATCACATAATAGGAGAAAATAATGCAAAATGAATATCCATTAAGTTGGCGTTATATAGTTTGGGTAGGAGGAGTTGATGATTACTACAAAAATTATAATGACGCTAAACAAGCTTTTGATGATTGGAAAGACAAAGGCTATGATGACGTAGTAATAGAAATTATCGAGGAGGCTACTAATGATTAAGTTAGTAAAAAATTCATCTGCAAAAAAAACAACTTATTGTGCAGTCACATATAGAGCGGGAGGCCAAGATAAATTTGCAACTTGTCCTAAAACTTGCAATCTAAAGCCCGACACGTCAGCGGGTGCAACTGAAATAGATTATTCTTATTTAGATGCAGTATCGGACGCCGTACCAAAAGGCGGGATAAGTTTTACTTATTCACATTTTAATCCTAAATATTGGAAACATAAACTTAGAGCGGGTAAAACTGCTATAAACTATTCAGCAAAAAACATTGCAGATATGTTATTGCATTCATTCGTACCCGTCGTAATAAATGTTAAAGAAACATTTTGGAAAACAAATGGAAAATCAGAAACTGTAAATGATTTTAAAATTGTTAGATGCCCCGCAGAATATAATAATTCTAATTGTAGAGATTGCGGAAATGGAAAACCTTTATGTAGCCGTATTGATAGAGATTATGCGATAGGTTTTACCGATCATGGAACATATAAGAAAAAAGCGGGTAGCGAAACTGAAGACGGCGGGTGCTATGCAACGGCGGGCAATGTAAAACTACATTGGGAGGCAACCGCTAAACAATCTAAAACTGAGCGGGACGAAATAAAACTTTTAAAATTTGCTCAGGAGCTACCCTATGGAACTGTATTAAGACATCATATAGCGGGAGATTTTGGGAAATGTTAGAATTAATTGAATGTTTAATTTGTGAACACGTTTACAAGGAAAAAGCAAAAATGGTTTTAATTTGTCCAAATTGTAAAAATGAAGACTTGGAACAAACTATATATTTACAACCCGAATCAGATATATATAAAAATTATTCTGAGTAATTTGAGCTTTCAAAAATTCAATTTGACTATATATGCGAAAAATCTTATATTAATAAGCGGGGATTAACCCCGCTTTTTGCATTTTAACAAATAGGAGAAAAATTATGCATAATATTGAAAACGAAAATAACACTTTAGAGAAGCTTTTAATTAGGATTAAAGATACAAATGCTAGAAAACAAGATTTTATAGCACCTACTAAAGAGCTTCAATTTAGAACTATTGAATTAGATGACAAGCCACAAAGTGAAATCATTATAGAGGGCAACGGCGGGGAGCCGACACGCTTTTTAAAAGTTAATGATTTATGTTTTGATCAAATAGCCCAAAAGAACGGGTTAGATGTTAGAACTGCTAGACGTTTACAATCTGAATATTCTAAAGAATACGATTTATTGACAAATGCTATTTGGCAAAAAGAAAATTCAAAACGTATGATTAGAACTTACGATGATTTACACCAAGGTATGAACCCAAGCGGGACGGCAAGGGCTTTTTTATCAGATAAGTTTAAAACTTTTGATAATTCGGATTTGTTAGAGTCCGCATTGCCTCAGCTTATGGACTCGGACGCTTGTTGGAAAATTGTGAATTGTGCCATTACTCAGAAAAAAATGTATATACGTTTAAAATCCGAGATCATTACTGGAGCGGGTGCAAATGTTAATGACATTATGGCACATGGAATAGGGCTTTCTAATTCTGAAACGGGAGCGGGCAGTATTTCAGCTTTTGGAATTAATTGGACGTTAGCTTGTCTTAATGGAATGCAGACACAAAACATAACAAGAAAATCTCACATTACCTCAGCGAGGGACGGGGACACTTGGAATATTTTGACCGACGAAACTAAACAAGCCGATAACCATAGTTTAAAATTACAGCTCAGGGATATTGTCAGCTCATATGCTAGTAGAGATACTTTTGATGAAAATCTTGAAAAAATGAGATTAGCTTCTGAAGATACAATTAATGTTGAAGCGAGCGAAGCCGTCGAGAATTTAGGAAAAGTTTTAACTTTATCTAAAAAAGAAACTAGCAACGTATTAGACGGTTTATTAAAAACTATCGGACAAGCGGGTTATGAAAATGACAAGCCAGTTAATAGAGCAACTTTTGTTAATGCCGTTACAAGGGTAGGTAATACAGCTAAAGCCGATGATGTTGATTTTTGGCAAAAATTAGGCGGGCAAGTTTTAAACATGAAAAAAACTGACTGGAATAGGGTAGCAATGGCTTCCTAATCTTTTATACATTTAAAGCCGATTTAAGCCCCGTAGAGATACGGGGCTTTTCTTTTTGAATAAAGTATGCGATAAACTATATAACTTTAATTAATAGGAGAAAATAAGCATGACTAAAGAGCAACAAATAATAAACAAAATAAAGGACTGGCTTAAAAGTATAGAGGGATACAATGAACCCTTTATGGACAATCTTGAAGACATAGATAAAGGTTGGCTTGAATGTTCTGAAATGCTACTTGAACAAATTGAAAAATGGGAGCAATAAAAATGCAGTTTTCAGAATGGACAAAAAAACTAGGTCAGCAATGTTGGACAGATCCCGACAAACATACCACTTTCTGCGGGAAGCCCCAACTAGGTAATAATTACGCGGATTTAATAAAAGATGAATTTAAAACGCCTTGTAAAACTTGTTTAGATATTATTGACGCTAGATATGTTGATACTAACAAACTTGAAAACAATTTAAAAAAAGCGGGCTTAAATGTGATTGTATTTGATTAAAATATTAATAGCTTTTCTTTTTATAAAAGCCCCTCCAACTGGCGGGGCTTTTCTTTTTGTATAAAGTATGCAATATTATAAGATAACTTTAATTAATAGGAGATTAAAACCATGTTAAAATCAGAAAATAGAAAGCTTAAATGTGTTGATTTAGTACACCCAAATTATAGAGATCGTTGGGACGATCTAATAATAGCTGAAATGTATTTAAATGAAGATCAAGAAGAAATTAATACTTTCTGTAGTATTAATGACAAATACAAATCTAAGTATTTTAAAACAATTAAAGATCTCGAATTAAATCAATATGATAATTTTATAGATTTTGTCGACCAGTACGGACTTTGTTTCGATTATGTAGAAGCGGGAACTTTTGAAGATCAGAAAGAGGGCTATTTTCGTTGGCAATTATCATGGGGCGGGCCGAGCGACGAATTTAGAATTTTTTATAATCCTAGAGATGGATTATACAAAATTGAATATTATTATATGGATTGGTTTGACGGGGCTTCTTTAATTATACAATCTAAAAGATTAAAAGATATTATCTGGAATTGTTTTAATTTTCATTTTTTGGAGATCTAAAACATGAAGATTTATTTAAAAATCAGAAAGTTTTTTATTTATTTAATTGAATTTTTATTCATGCCAGTCCTTATTTTATTCGCTGTTTTTATTTTATTAATCGCAGAACGAATAAATTAAAGCCCATTAAAACCCATTAAAGCCCCGTCAAGCGGGGCTTTTTTTATGCCTGCTCATCTTAGTTTTAAATAGTTAAATAAGCCGACCGTAGACGCTGAGACGTGATTTAAAACGTATGAAGCCCGGAACATTGCACAAGATCAACGGGGCAACGGCACCAGCTGGGGGAGCTGAAGCGAAAACAGCAAAACGCACCAGACAAAAGCCCACGTTTTAAGCCCCGCTAATCAGCTGTAAAAGATCTAAGCCCCGCTGATCAGCTGACAAGATCAGCGAGACATCAGGGCGATAAAATAAAAGACATCAGGGCGATAAAATAAAAGACATCAGGGCGATAAAATAAAAGACATCAGGGCGATAAAATAAACAACGGTTGACGGGGCAACGGCGAAGATCAGCGGG